AGTTTCTTCATTTCTTACGAATATTTCACCTTTAGCCCCAAATTTTGAGAATGTATCTATTGTTTCAGCAAATTCTGAGATACCAGAAATTAATCCTTTTTTACCTACTAAGGATCTGCTTAATATTTTAAGAGACCTTGCCTGAGTTCTTGTTAAATTTTGTGTATTGTTAATTAATGAATTTAAGAATAATCCAAATGTATCTGCTATTGATTGGGCAATATGAGTTACATGGATTTTTTTGCTGTCATCAATTTTTGGCACTAAATTACCTTCAGCGTCTTCAATATATTCAAGTGAAGCTATTTCACCTACCTTAGAAAATGCTCTCAATCCTGACGCAAATTTTGACAATGAACCCGCAATATTACCAAAAATTTTAAGAACTCTTTTAACCCTTCTAAATTGGACAATATCTCCTCGATCTAAATCAAGACGATTGTCTTGAACAGTTGCATTTGGATCTCCTGTTATTCCACGAATAATACCGTTTAACACAGCATCTACCATATTTGCTATGTTTAATTTAAGAGCACTTGGTTCAACACCTTCCATAGCCTCTTGAACCGTTTTAATCGATTTCGCAGTCATGATTAATGCAGTAGAAACTCCAAGAAGAGTAACCGCTCCTATCAATGTAGGTGCTGAAACTACTGGAAGTCCTAAGCCCCAAAGTAGTCCCACAGTTGATAAAACAAATAAACCAAAGGTTCCTAAACCTGCAACTACATTACCCATTGTAGCTAAAGCTTTTCCTATTACGCCTCTATCAGTACCATCAGGTCTTTTATCAGTTCCTTTGCTGAACAATGATAAAAGAATTTTTGAAGAAAATGCAACGGCTAAAACTGCTAATGACATTAATCCCATTACTCCTGCTATTGTTGCTGCTGTATCAGTTCCAGTAGTAATTAATGGCGCAGCTGCACCTAATAATGCAAATACTCCCACGATACCACCTATAACAAGAAATACTGATGCAACTCCGGCTGTAGCTCCTACCCAACCTTTTCTAGTGCCAAAATCTCCTTCTTCTGGGCCTTTATTAATTCCTAATATCTTAGGAACTAAGGCAATCGTTATAGCAAATGATAAAATACCGCCTGACATGTACATCATTGCTTTACCCATATCCTTTGAAGCTTTTATTCCAACTTCTGTAATAACTGCAGTTGCGCCCAATAACGCCATTACACCAGTCATTGCTACTACTGTAAGTACAACTGCACTTACACCTCCTAATACTGTAGTTGTTCCTAATATTGCTTTTGTGGCTACTAATGATAATGCCATCATACCTATTCCACCTGCAATATAAGTTAATGCTATTCCCATGCCTTTAGCATTTTCAATACCTTCTTTAGTGTATGATTTCTTTCCACTTTCTTCAATTCCAATATCTTTTCCGAATATTCGCCCTAATCTATCTCCTCCGGCACTTCCTCCTGCAAGTATGGCCATTGAAGCTGCCATTGCAACAGATGTTAGGACCACAAATCCTAAGACTCCTAGCGGATTAACTTGAAGTAATTGACTTGTAACAACTAAAGCTCCTCCAAATGCAACTAATGCCAAACCCATATATGCCACAGCCATTGAAGTTTCTTTAGCTACATGGGCAAATCCGGACACTTTTTCTTTAAATGTAGGTTTTTTTGAAGGCATTTCTAATTTATCAATGTTAGTAGAAAGCTCTTTAAGTTTATCTATATCAAGATTAGCAAGTTCTGTATTTAATGCATAAAGACCGTGGGCAATTAAAAATAAGTTATCTTTAACTGTTGCAGATTTTTTCTCAGACAATAAAGCATTTTTATCAAAATCTTTTCCTGTTATAACGATTAAATCTTTAAATGCACTTAAATCTTTTAAATTAAGATTTTCAAGAGGTTTAAGTTCTTCATTTAATTTTCTTAAGCTATCAACAAATGATGTTAAATTATTACCAAATTCTAGATTAGTTTTATAATTTCCTAAAAACTCAAAGAATGAATCTTTTTTCATTTTTGAATTTAGTACGTCTATAAATTGTTTAAAATCTTTAACATTAGCACCAGAAAATTGCTTCATTAATCTTTCAACCGCAACAGAAGCTTTATCCATACTATTACTAAATTTTGTAACAATACTAGATGTTAAAGATGAAAATATGGAAGTTTTATCTAAAGGTTGAGATACTATTTGAACAAGATCATTAACTGTATCGACGTCTATTCGTGTAAGTTGTTTGTTGAATTCTTTAGTATTCTCATAAAGAATTTTAATTTTTTCAGATACAGTTAAAATGTTTTTTGAAGTTTCGGAACCAAATATTGATTTATCGTCTACACTCTTATCTAATAAATGTATTAATGTATCAAATTCTCCAAATTTAATTTCAGCTAAAGAACTTGATAATTTATCGGCGCTTGAACTTAAAATGTCTAAATTTTCTGACATTTTTTTAATAACACCTACGTTTGAACGTAACATAGCCCACTGTTTTAGACTAGTATTGCCTAATAGTACGCTTATTAATGAATCTTTATGAATAGGAGTAACAGAAAATTTTCCCATATCACTTAGTGATTGGGCATCCAAATCTTTAAGTTCATTGCTTAAATTTTTCGTGCTATCTGCAAAAGATTGAATATGTGCCCTAAATTCTTCAAGCTGTAAAACATCAATTTGTGATAATGAGGCACTTAAAGCTCCACCAATTTCATATAGTTTATCGAGTGGGACAGCGTTTAAATTTTGTATTTCATTATTTAATTGAAAAATTGCAGCAGTAGAAGTTGCTACATTTTCTTTAAATTGAATTATTTTATCACGAGTTAAATCTCCGAATATAGAAGATGGGCTTATTTCTTGAATAAATATATCACTAAAACCTTTAAGGTCATTAGATAATGCAATATATGAATTTTTAATAGTATTGGAATATTCGTATATAGACTTTAATTTTTCTATATCAACCTTTCCAAGTTCTTTATTTAATTGTTCAACACCTAACGATAAAGCTTTTATCGTATTTTCTTCAACGCTGGGTTTTTTCTTAAAAACATCTTTAAGACTTCTCTTACCAGTTATCAAATCAGAAAAGGCAGGTTTAGGTTCAGCAGATTCACCTCCCATCTTTTTTTCGATTTTCGTAAGAACTTGTAAAATACTGGATAATAACTCCGGAGAAGTCTTCATGTAAATGTAATAAATTTATTTTATATATCTCCAATAATGAAAAAAGACGCTTTCGCGTCTTAAAGTTTAGGAGTATTAAATGTTGGCATTTTAAATTCTGGGACTTTAAAGCCTCCCATATTTGGACTCATACTGGGTGGCTTAAAACTTCCTGCGCCTGATTTATCTATCATTCTTCGCTGTTTTTCATATTCAGCATTTTCTCGTTTAACATATTCTTCAAATTCTCTTAACAGGAATTGAATACGATAAAATTCGAGTCTTTCAAGCTCTGACGGTGGAATATGAAGTTTATGAGCAAATATAAATTCAATCTTATTCCAACTGTCCAAATGGATCTGAAATAAGGAAAAGAGATTTAATCCCGCCTTGAAAGTTTAACGGAGCTGTTTGCTCCACACCCCCTTCATCTTTAAACCTAATAACAGGATCAATAGTATCGCTGAATATTTTCTTAAATTGAACCATAAGAGATATTGTCATTATATTCCAACGATTTGAATCCTCGACAAGTCTATGATAAACATCATCATTCAATCCTCTCCAGTTACGAATAATAAATGGCGCAAAATTAAGATAATCTTCATCTATAGTTTCTTGCATTCTTTGTTTTCGAATAATGTAATGTTTTAACCATTGAGTTACTCCTACACTGGGAATATCGAGTTTTAATTCTTGTCCACCTTTGGGCTTAAGAACAAAACATCTTTCATCTTCATCATAATATCTCATTAACTGAGGATCAAACGTAATATAATTGATCATTTCCTTACGAACATCAATCTTCATTTTATCAGATACTTTAACTTGAAGTTTGTTTTCTCCGTTAGGAAAAGTTAATTCATGAATAGCAAGAAGAAGATAAAAACGATCAATTTCTTTTATATCTTTCCACGATAAAATTGGGGCTTTACTTTCAGAAGGTTGATGTTGTTCAACTTTAATAGTTGCACAACGTTCAATAACATAGTTCAACATATCATCAAGAGCTGAAAGATCATCTTCTTGAAGAGTTGACCAGTGTCTAATTTCAGCACCTGATGCTGAACGAACAGCAACAACTGTATCAGGTGGATAAAATAAGCCCTGAGTAGGAAGATCTTTTATAGGAATAGGGATCCAACCAATCGTGTTAGCAAGAGGATGCTTTTCTCTCATCCAAGGCATTGATGTCTCAGGAACTTCAGTAATAGGCGGGCCTATACGATCTTCTTTAGACTTTTTTTCTTTATTAACCACTTCAGTTTCTTTTGCATATTGCTCTAGAATCTTTTCTTGGTTTTCTTTTTCGTTGTCCATAGAAATACTTTTATTTTATTATATATTTTAATATAATGAAAAAGTTAACAAGTTTTAAGAAAAATTATCTTTGTTCCATTCCCATTTTATATTCCCTAAGCCCCATATTCTTGAATATCCTTTCATAGACATAATTTCAGCTTCAGTTTTATTTTTATCAGCACCTTCTTTAACTAATTTATGTTTCATAAATCCGCTTCGATGATAACGTTGCAAGTTATCAGTCCACCAATAATTTATACCGGTATGACCTTTACATTCAAACCCTAATTTTTCATATACTTTTCCATATCCAATATCCAAACTTGAAAATGATAAAACACTAGAAGGAGAATAATTATCTAAAAAATACTTAAACAGTTTTGATGCCGCACCCCTAACATTATAATTTAAAACATTACAAAAACGCAGCAATTCATATTCATTATCCTGCTGGCTTTTATGATTCACTATTTTTCGTTTTTTTCCAAATGTCATTAAAGAAAATATTTTATCATTATCGTCAACTAGTGCAATTCGAATACTAGAATTACAGACACCTTGAATATGATTATTTTGCAAAAACATTTTGGCTTCTTTAGCGCTAATTTCCTTTATTTTATATTTTCTTGCATCTCCCTTATTTGAAACGCCTAATGCATTTAAAATTATGGATTTAACTATGTCTTTTTTAAATTCCCATTCATCACTCCATATCGTTAAAAGTTTTATGTCATTATCATGATATGTTTTCCATTTATCATAATGATAATTAACATCTAAGTATTTCTCAGAATGCCAATATAATCCGTTAAATTCTATTCCTAAATTAAATTCTGGGATAAATAAATCCAACTCAGACCCATATTTTCTAAAATTTCTTTCAACAATTCCTTTATAATGTTCATTTATAAAATCATATATTTCTTGTTCAGCTTTGCTTGAATAATTGGTTCTAATGTGTTTTTCACAATAGCGTCCAAATCCAAATCCTGGACGTTTCATTAATATTACCAATTCATTGCAATTTTTTAAAGCACACTTTGGGTGTTCGTGTATGTTATTTTTAAAGAAATATATTTTTTCCGAAAATTGTAATTCTACTTTAGAATCTAAGTTGAATTGATCAACAATTTTAAAAAAATGAGGCATATATTTTTTAAAATACTTTTCAGTTTGTTGATTAGAAGATACAAAATAAATTTCATTTAATGCAGTTCTGCAATTTTCAATATCTTCCAGCGTTGGGATATAATCCTCAGATAAATAGTATTCATGACATTTTCTGCAATATACTTTATATTTTTCAGGAATCATAACACGACTTTTCATTTTATAGTTGTCAATGCGTTGTCTCCCATGTATATTACAGTTGATAAAATGTTTACAAGCTGCGGGATATAGGGTTTTATTTAATTCTTTATTATTTCTTAAGACTACATGTGTGTTGCCTTCATTATCTTTGCATGTTACATAACCACATACGGAACGCTGTAATTCTCCGGATATAAATCGAGGATCATCTTTTTTTACACGAACAATGTTAAAGCTTGCGTCAACGCATTTTATAAAACCACTCATTGGTTTTATAATTATATAGATAAAAGCAATTAAAGTTTCATAAAAAAAGCAATAACTCATGTTATTGCTTTTTAAACATATCGGTTTTAAGCTTTAAACTATTGTTTCATCCCAGTGATCAACTGCAAGTAAGAATCCAGTAACCTTATATATTTCCTCTGATTGATAGCTAAGAGTCATTTCTGGCATAGATGACATTGGGAATACACTGTAACATTTCCATTGCCAAAATGGTCGTCCGGCTCTATCATACATTGTAATCAATACCCATGGCGCCACATAATCTGCTTTAACGCCTGTTCTACCTGTAAGTGGGTCATATACAAGGTCACACCATTTACGAAGTGTTTTAATTGTATAAGCACTTGGAGTATGATCAACGTTAACTTCAAAATCAATACTTAAGTCCATAGTTGTTTCAGAAGGCTTAGCTCCTGCAAATCTTCTTTGAGCCCATTTGTAATATTGGGATACAGGTGATGAAGGGAATTTATGTGATTTCAATCCACCAATTTGCTGAATATTTTCAAGAAGAAGGTTTGTATTTTCTTGTGTCGAACCTATAGCCGCTGGCAACTCAATTTGTATGGTAAACATATTAAGATATATAGGTTCGAAATTTTCTTGCGATGCACGAGAATTTCTAAAGTGTGATAAACCAAATGTTCCTTGACTAGTAAAATCTGCCATATCGTTTTTCTTATTTTATTTTCATTTTTTAGAATACAAATCCTCCGGAACTAATTCCATAATCCTTGTTAAGAGTAATTCTATTAACAATTTTCTTAAGAACATCAGTAACCCAAACATTAATGTCTATGATACCAAATCCTTCTGCAATTAGTTCTTTGGGGTTATTTGTTTCGTCCATCACAACTTCGTATTTTATAAGTGCTCCAGCATCTTTAATAGTTTCAAGAATAGGAGTAATTGAGTTAACAATGTTTAATCTTGTAACTGCATTATTAAAATCAAAGATGTATTGTCCGATAACGTCTTCTATTTGTATTTCTATAGTATTAAGTAATTCTCTTACGTGCAAGTTATTGAAATCACTCTTAATAGTTTGATAAGCTGTAGAGTTTGCATATATCATAATTTGACCTGTTGTTGCCTTTTCAATAATTGAGTTATAGCCAAAAGGTTCAAGTGAATCACGGTCCTTTTTGTCAATCATGTATTCAACACCGATAACATTTGGGTTGGAAATGATACCGTTTCTATTTGCTACAGCTGCATAAGGATTTCCTCCTAAGAATTTTTTAACATATGCATTTGCTACGTCTGCTGCAGGAGGAACCATAGATACCTTTCCGCCATCATTGTATTTAAGATAAGGGCCAAATACACCGCAGTATTTTGAACCATTTTCTTCATCAGGCAATGTAAATCTAAATGATCTTTGCATATCAGGATTTCCTCCTTCTGCAATCCAATCCACATTAAGAGCAGGCTTAGGATCAACCTCTGGATCAAATCTATCTGAGAAATAAGGATCTGTTGAGGATGCAAAGTGGGCCATTGCAGGTGCATTAAGAAGAGCTGTACACTTACCTCTAGCCTTTGCTAATCTTGATAAGTATTTTTTACCGCCCAATTGATGTTCAAGACCATAAGCCATAGTATCAACAATATAACGATAAAATATCATATCAGTATTAACCAATCCTCTATGGATTCCTGGATCTTCAAGCATTGAGTAAATCTTTTCTACGCCTGCTTCTACTGAAGCTGCACCACTGGTATTAAATCC